AGAGGCTGCTCTCATCATTTGATTCCAATCCTGGTAATCTTTTGCTTCTGTTATCGCACCAGTGAGATACAAATCATAAATGTTTGCTACTGGTCTTTGGTATGCGTTTCCTACTTGGTTCTTATTTAAATTATTAGACTCGCTCATAATATCTTGTTACCGCCTTTATCTTTTCAATTTGTTTGTCAATTATAGCCGTTCTATTTGGCCAATGAATGTATTCCTTTTCAGGATTTTTTTGTAAATTGTAAAGTAAAGGGAGGACAAGATCCTCTACATCACGAAGTTTTGTTGCCACATCTTGTTCTACTAGAGCTTTATGTTCGTCAACCATACCTGAGTTATCAATTTGAAGTAGTTTAGCTTCTAACTGAATAATCTTATCTATGATTGCGTCTGAGTCAACTGAAGGCTGAGCCGGTGCTGGTGTGCCACGATCCTCGGGCTCATCTACAGCGGTAAAACCAAAGTCAAAGTCATCTGCCATTGTTTGTCTCCTTTTATATTATTTATAAGTTCTTAGCTCTGGCCTCTGATCTTTGGTATTTCTTAACCTTCTTATCAATAGCCTTAAGGGCTCTGTCAAGTTTTATTTTAGAGGCTCTCATAGTAAAATTCTGTCCTAGCATGTGATCGTATTCGTGTTGTATTACTCTGCTAGTAACTCCCTCATAAGTTTCCATCTTTTCTTCGCCTTCTTCATCATAGTATTTTATCATACATTGAACAGGCCTGCTTATCATAAGCCACAACATCGGGAATGAAAGACAACCTTCTTTCATAGAATCTGTTTCTTCACCTACGCCTAAAATCTCTGGGTTAAAAAATGCTTTACTCATACCATCAGGTTGATTATCACCTATGACAAAGACTGCCATATCTAATCCTACTTGATTGGCAGATAAACCTACGCCTCCTAGCTCTTTCATTTTGTCAAGAAGTTTTGCTTTTATTTCTTTAGCATTATCTTTTTCAAAATCAAATGGAGTTGGTTTCTTTTTCAACAAAGGATCATTAAAAGGCAACAATCCTAATTCATCTAGTTCAGTTACTTCATTTGTTTCTGTGATCGTTGCTTCTTCCATTTTAACATCCTATATCTGGTATTGTATCATTATGTATAATGCCATCATAACCTTTGAATCTATAGTAAACTGTTATCTCTTCGCCTTCTTCAATAGGTCTTGTGGCATATAATGTTCTATCTCCTGCATCTGTTGTTATAAAACAATTAGGAGTATCGCTATGATTTATAAAACCTCCTAAAGGAGTTCTTATCCATTCATGTCTATCTCTACTATGTACTAAAACATGAGTCTCTCCAAACTTATGGCCTGCTTCAAACTCTATTGTAGTATGTAATCCTAAACCGTCAATCGTAGAATCTTTAATCGTTAATCCATCTGGTAACGGGCGATATGTTTCCTTTTCAAAACTCATAATCCTAATTGTAAAAATGCTTCCTCATCATAAGTAACTGTAATTTCTTCTCCTGCTTTTACATCACTTATAATAATTAAATATGCTGTGTTATATCTTATCTCCACAATGGCATTTGGTGTATCACTATGATTAATGAAAGCGCCTAGTGGTGTTCGTAACCATTCTTTTCTTTCCCACTCTCTTGTATCACCATCAAAGTTCAACATTAAAAATACATGTGACTCTCCTAGTTCTGTATCCTTAGACACATCTTCCTTGGCAAATAATCCTTGGCCATGGATAGAACTGTCTTTTATATGTACGGTACTTGGTAGAGGAATGTATCCTGTGCCTGTAAAACTAGCCATACAATTTCTCCAAGTCTGTATAGCCTCCAATAGATTTTTCATCTACAAAAATTTGTGGGAAGGTTTTAGCGTTTGGTACTTTCTCAAACAATTCCTCAGCAGTATAATCTGCGTCCAACATTTTGTATTCATAATCTAAACCTTTTTGTTCACACAATGCTTTTGCTCTATCACAAAAAGGACATCTCGGTTTTCCATATATTGTAATCATATCTTTCCTTTTAAATATTCTATCCCAATTTTCTGCATATCCTTTTCCAGGTCTACGCTTACTTCCCTTACTCATAAATGGTTTTTATTCCATTATACTCTATACTATGTATGTGTAGATATTGAGACATTACAGGTAATATATCTCCTTCTATACCAAAAGAATCTATATCAACTTTTGCTATTGGCATAAATCCTAATGATAAACTTCTATCTTTAGGATCATATCCGTTTAGTTCTAACCACTCCCAAAATTCATGTGGTGCCCAATCACATTCACCACCCCAATGTATATCAAACATTGCACTATAATAATCTAAGTGTGTTATTGCTTCACATACTGCTGCTGTTAGTTCGGGGGCGCCTTCATCATTGTAAACTTCTAATAATGTTTTGCCTACTTGACTCCAGTGCATATAAACTTCTCCAAATCTTCTCTTATATCCATTGTCAAATAGTTCTCTATGTTCGTTTTTTAATTTATATCTTTCCGCCTGATACCATTGAACTAATGTTGTACCTGAACCTCCATGTAGTTGTGCATTTAATAATGACTCTAATTCATGACAACATAAATTTAAATCCTTAATTGCTTTTGCACATGGTGTTAGATTGTCTATAGTTTTAAGATAATATACATCTCCATACTGTTCATATGCTGGCCACCTATCTGCTGCTGTTATATATGGAGAAGGATTTTCTATTGTGCCATTTAGTTTTTCAAAATGATTATGTAGTCTATTCATAACATCATGATTAACTTCTTTGAACCTAGGTATTATAGGATCTGTTGAAACTATATCATCAGGTGTAAAACTATCTTCAATATTATATTCTTCTAAGCCAAACTCTACCCAAGGAAAAGTATTAATTATTTCCTTACACTCTTGTAACCTATCACATAAAAACTCTACATTCCTTGGTGAATCTTTAAAACCTAAATGACAAAAATCATTATCAATAGGAAGTTGTTTTCTTAATACTATTTCTAAAGCACTCAACCAATCATCTTTCAAAGGCGTATCGTAAGGTATAATATTATAACTTAAATACTTATCATTAATTTTATCTTTTAATGTAATAGTAATCATGTAATTTCATTTTCTCTTTTTCTGTTCTCTAATACAGAATAGTTTTGTCGTTTTTCAAACCTAACTACAGATCTAAACTTGTCAAATAGTTGATCACCCTTGTGCGAGATTACAAAGACATTTGTATCTTCGCCTATTGTGTTCAACAATTCCATAACATAGTCTGTACCATTAACATCTAGACTACTATCAAACACTTCATCTAATAATAGTATGTTAGTACTAGCGCTATTTTTCATCTTAGCAATAGTTCGCCAAGTAAATACTAAAGCTAAATCTATTCTTTGTTTCTCACCTTCACTAAAAGATGCATAACTAAATTTATCTCTGTGTCTACTCTTAATTGTTTCTTTAAATGTTTCATCTAAATCAAACTGCACAAAGAAATCCATTGCCTGTAGATATTTGTTTACTAATTTATTAATAATAGGCAAGTATGCTTTAATAATTTTAGTTTTAATACCTGTGTCTTGTAACATAGACTTTGCTACATCATAATAATGTTCATCTTCTGTAAGAGTAGCTTTGTTTTTTACTTTGTCTAATGTTGTCTTTGCTAAATCTTTTAACTTATCTTTTTCGTCTGTAATGTTTCCTGTCTTTGTTTCAGTATCATTAAGTTCAGTATTAAGTCTTTGTAATATCCTTTGTTGAGTAATGACTTCGTTATTGGCCTCCATTATCTCATTGTCCAATTCTAATTTTTTATCTACAAGTTTCTCTATCTCGCTATACTGCGTATCCAGTTCTTGTAGAGCAGATTCTAATTCAGATATTTTCTCTTCATCTCTTTGTGTCATTAACTCTTTATGATCGTGTTCTATACCCTGTTGGCATGTAGGACATTCGTCTGTATTATGAAAGAAGTCTAAGTCTCTTCTGTGCTTTTGGATTTGTCCTTCGAATTTAGTACGAAATGACTCAAGTTGTCTTTTCTTTTCTTCAACATCACCAAGCGCCTCCTTCTTCTTTGTGATTGTGCCTGCTGCATTAGTCGCCGTCTGTATCTGTTCATCTGCTTCCTTAATAGAGTTTTTAATTTCCGATACTTTAGAAGACTTATCATCCTCTAATGTCTTTATATATGATTCTTGAATTGTTGCTTTCTGTTTTGCTACTTCTATTTCGCCTTCTAATATTCTTTTATCATTTTCTAATTGTATTAGTTTTGTCTTAAGAACAGAGTTCATACTTGTAAAGATACTGATGTCTAATATGTCCTCAATAATTTCTCGCCTAGCACCTAAGTGTAATTGCATAAAAGGTGTAAATGAGGCACTACCTAACATCACAATCTGTGTAAAAGATTTGTAATTAAGTTTTAAAATGTTCTCTTCTAAATACTTTTGGAAGTCTCTTATGTTAGCATTCTTATCTAACTTGTCTCCATTAACTTCTATTTCAAATACTCTAGGTTGTAGGCCTCTCTTAATACAATAGTTCTTACTACCTATTTGGAAGTTAATTTCTACACGGCAATTCTTACCATTGATTGTGTTTATTAATTGAGGTTTCGATACACTTCTAAAAGGTTTATTAAATAGTGCAAAAGTCAAAGCGTCTAGTAAAGTAGATTTACCAGAGCCGTTCTCACCAACAATTAATGTACTAGGAGACTTTGTAAAATCAATCTCTGTATAAGCATTACCAGTCGACAGGAAATTTTTCCATTTAATGTTTTTAAATTGTATCATACTGTATCTTGTGCCTCGATATAGAGGCTTTGTAATAAGTTTTTAATCCTTTGTTTATCTAAATCCGTTTCAACATTGTTTACATAATCTTTTAGAAGTGTCATTGTATCTTCTAAGTCTATATCTTCACCTAATGCTTCATCTTCAAACTCTGAGAAGTCTTCTATAATTTTTAGATCAATTAAATTACATGTATATAATTTATCTACGAAGTGATCAAACCTAGAGAAGTCTGTCTTCTTATTTACAATAAGTTTAACATTAGAACCAACGACACTAGCAAAATCAAAATTGCTAATAGCATTACTTCCCTCGAAATCTGAATCGTCGTAATAAACTTTGTGGAAGATTCTAAACGGGTTATCATGATATTCCAAATCTCCTTTAACCGTATCGAATATGGCGAATCCACGAGGGTCTTTGTAGTCAGACCAAGTGATTTCATAAGGGTTGCCCATGTATGTAATATTGCCTCTGCTATGACGATGATGAAAGTGGCCACTAACCACAAGCTCAAAATCACTAAAAGCGTCAGTATCCATGCCATGGAGATTAGGCATTCCAGGCAAAAGATAGTAACCTGCGAATTCGAAATGTCCGAAGCAAGTCGTTGCGTCAGACTCTTTAATTTTGGCCATAGTCCTGTCATAATTTTCTCCACATATCCAAGGTAAATATAATACCTTATGTCTGTCTAACATTATTTCTGTAGGTTCCTGATATAATGTTATGTTGTTGTATTCTCCTAACAATAAGTCAGGGCTGTTTACATCATTTGTATTTTTAAAGTAAGTATCATGGTTGCCTGGAACCATATGTATGTCTATACCTAACTCTGCTGCCTTGCCAAAGAAATATCTTTTACAAGACTTCAAAGTATTAAAGTTTATATACTTACGCCTATCAAATATATCTCCTAGATGGCATATTGTTTTTATACCTTCCTTCTCTAAGTAAGGAAAGAAAAATTCTGTATAAAACTTTTCAAAGTAAGCATCAAATGCTAAATTATCTGATCTGGCACCAAAGTGGGTGTCTGTAACTAGGGCTACTTTCATATTTAGCCCTCGTAGATAGCGCTATTCGCTCCATGTTCTCGAACTTCACATGAGACACAAAAGCACCTACCGTCAGTTAATTGATGTACTAATTCATCAGCATAATGGA